TAGGTTTGGGTGGAGTGCTTGGTCTTTCTCATGTCGGTATGATAGGCATGATCAGTAGGAAGGATGGATTACCTGACCTAGACATACCTGTAGGACCTTACACATCATACGTAGTCTCAGCAGACAAAGAGGGATACAAGATCAGTTATACTGCAAATGATCCCAAGACAGCGTACATAACTAAGGACATCAAAGAGAAAGGTGGTTTCTTAGGACTCGCAAATGAAACTACCAAGGTAGTAGAAGAATACTTCATGGATGGTCAGATTAACCAAGGTGGTGCAGTATCGAATCACAGATCATGGTTAGATGGACAACCAGGTTTGACACAAGGCGAAGCAGCAAAGATAACTGCTGCCCGAAAAAGTGAAGCCTGTATCAAGGCAATCGGAAGTGCAGAAGGTACAGGCAGACTCGTGGGTACATCGGTTGGTGCGGCTGCTGCTCCTACTCTCAGTACTATCCCCTTTGTTGGTTGGGTCGCTGCTGGTTGGGTGGCAATGTTTGGTGGCAATCAGGGTGCTGACATAGGTGGTAGCATGGCAGAGGACATGAGTAAGGACTGTTGACACTAGAGAAATAATATACTATACTTCCCTCAGGAGATTCGACTTTTTCGTTCAAAAAAAGTCGGAAAAAAAATTCGGGTAATTTTTTGCCCCCTAGGTTTTTATGATTAAAAGACTAATTGACAAATACTTCAATCTGATCAAAAAGGTTGATGAAAGGCATTATTGGCCACTTTTCATATTTCTGTCTTGTTACTTTGTAGTGCCATATTCAGAATTCGTGATTACAGCACTTATTATCCTCTATTTCAAATTTGAGGGCACATTCCGTAGATGGGGTACTAGACTGATTCGCCCATTTCCAGAATGGATCAGAATTGGTGGATCTACCATTTTCTTCCTTGTTATGTTGGATGACACACTTGCATATCTCAGTATTATTGCAATTGGTATCTGGAGTAACAGAGAATTAAAAAAACGCAATAAAAAAGAACAGGAAGAACTAAATAAAAAGTCGGATGAAGAAAATGGACTAATATGAATTTTACCATATATTCAAAAGAAGGTTGCCCATTTTGCGAGAGGATTATCAAAATCTTGGAATTGGGCAATTTTCAGTTTGTAGAGTACAAACTAGACGAGGATTTTAATAGATTCGAGTTTTATGAAGAATTTGGAGGAAATGCAACTTTCCCTCAAGTTACGATTAACGGACAAAAAATGGGTGGATGTACAGAAACTGTTAAATACCTCCGAGAACATAACATGGTCTAATGGATAAAGAAGACGTACTCATTGATATTATCGAAAAGGTTGTCAATGACGCAATGTTTGCACATAAGCATACATTCAAGATGTACGACTATCTGGTAGAGAATAATTTAACAAAAAGTGAAATAAAGGATTTCCTCAATTGTGGAACTACTCAAAATATAAGAATAACGTTAGATGATCTCGATCTTTTGATTGAAGGAGGTCATCCTGAGATGAAAGAAGCATATCCTAACTGGTCTAAACCAGAAGCAAGGAAAATTCGTAATTACTTACATGGAATACTAAATGATGCAGAGCGATACAAAAAAGACAAAGGGAAAAGAAAGCGTTCAAGATTATACTCTAAATAAGGGTATAGAAGTTATGTTGCCTAGGGCAAGGAGGTTAGACAAACCAAGTTGGTTAGATCGCACCTTCAGTTTCTTTGAACGTTCGGTGCGTGTTAGAATAGACATTCATCGGGGGACAAATGGAAACTAATGTAATACTTTTCTTCTCAGCAATAGGTATGATTATTACCTTGATTCTAGGAGGAATAATGGGGTGGTTATACAAATCAACTGTAGACCAACATACTTTAAAACGACAAATGAATAATCTTCATCCTGAGTTTTTGGATGGTAATGGGTCATATGTAAATGAAGAACTTTTAGCAGTAAAATTCATGGATCCTGACGACATACTTGACGAAGACGATGATGAATGATATAATATACGAAACTGTGACTTGAAATGGCAAAAAAATTACCAAACGATGCCTTATTATCAGAGATTTTACAAAAGGTCTCTTCTGCTAAAACTAAAAAAGAAAAAGTAGAACTCTTACAAGAGTATAATAATAACGGACTTCGTGCTGTATTAATCATCAATTTTGATGAATCACTAAAATTCCTTCTACCAGAAGGAGAAGTACCATTCGATGCTAATGATGCACCTGCAGGTACAGATCATACTCGTTTAGATCACGAATATCGTGGACTATACAGGTTCTTCAAAGGTGGAGATAGTTCCATCAAAGGCATGAGACGTGAACAAATGTTTGTTCAGTTATTAGAGGGACTTCATAAAGATGAAGCAAATCTACTCGTATCTGCATGTAATAAGGATCTACAATCAAAGTATAGAATCACAAAACAGGCAGTATCTGAAGCATTCCCTTCAATTGAATGGGGTAATAGAGGATGATCTGGGAAAGTAATGATGAGGTCGCTCAATTAAAAGACAAATATTCTTTAGTCGTCCTCAATGTTGCTTGCACTTTAGAGGAAGCAAAAAACAAGAAATTACCTACTAATTCATATTTGGTACATTACCTTGATATGAAAAAAGGTTCTGAACATTATGAAGATCATTATGACATCGTAATGGGAACTAAGGTAAACATTTTTGATTGTTACTATGACAAAATCGGAAAAAGACTTAAATCAATCGGATATACAGGAGGATCAGTCAATCCCAATCAATTCGATACCAAATCATATCTCAAAAAAAGCAACTGATCTCTTCTCTAAGAAAAGGTCAGACTTTAACTTTGAATCTAAAACTACAGATCTAGACGATCTTGCTGACGAACTATTTGATGCCTTATATGATCATACAAATAAATAATGAAACAGACCTATTGACTCACATAAGAGAATACGAACGCATTGCCAATGGGCAAAATCGGGAAACCGAGTGTATGCGTTCCTTTTTGCTCTTTTGGAATCAGTATCCAGTTGGGTCACAGGCAATAATAAACGAGTGGATAGGATTTAGAACCCACCATGAAAGACAAAAAAGCAGCAAAAAAATTAATAAAACGAGCTAAACAACATCCTGAGTGGTATACCAAGCAAGAAGCATGGTATGCTAAAATGATTAAAAACCAATATGAAAGTAAAATTAGTAACAGTAACACCAGACGCAGAAAAGACGATGGGTTACGTGGCAAGAGTGAGCAATCCAAAGAATCAAAACAATCCAACCGTGGATGGTTTATTGGGTTATTGCATAAAGCACGGTCACTGGTCGGTCTTTGAGCAAGCACATATGACACTTGAGATCGAGACCACAAGAGGTCTTGCTGCTCAGATACTACGACACCGTAGTTTTACATTTCAAGAGTTTAGTCAAAGATATGCTGACACTAATCTGTTAGCAGAGGAGATTCCTATGTTTGATCTCCGACATCAGGACACTAAGAATAGACAGAATAGTACAGATGACGTACCGAAGAACAAGAAACAAGATCTCCAATACAAAATTGCTCTCCATTTTGTTGAAGCGATGGATCTTTACAACGAACTCCTCGCTTCAGGTATTGCGAAGGAATGTGCGAGATTTGTTCTCCCGTTAGCAACACCGACCAGATTATACATGACGGGTAGTGTTCGGTCATGGATTCACTATATAGATTTAAGAAGTGCACACGGAACACAAAAAGAACATATGGACTTAGTACACGAGGTAAGGCAGATCTTTAAACAGCAGTTTCCTATCTGTAGTAAAGCATTAAACTGGGAGTACAGATAATGCCACAATACGATGTTAAGCATTTAAAGACAGGTGAGACCAAACAACTCAACCTCACCATTTCTGCATATGAACAGTGGAAAGAGGATAATCCCGAATGGGATAAAGACTGGATGGCAGGTGTAGCATCTGCAGTCAGTGAAGTTGGTGACTATCAAAACAAACTTCCTCAAGGTTTCAAAGATCGTTTAAACAACGTCAAGAAACACCACCCTTACGCTAAATTCGAGAAAATTTAATGCCAGTTAAAAGCAAGAAACAACCTACAATGGTTGGATTATCTACAAGACAAATGAGACGTAAACCTATCGGAGCTGAACACTTATTAGATATTAAACCTCTTACACCATCACAAGAGAAGGTGTTTGATGCGTGGGACAAGAAGAAAAATTTATTCTTATTTGGTGCTGCAGGTACTGGTAAGTCATTCATAACCATATATCTTGCACTTAAGGAGATCTTAGATCCTAAGTCACCATATGAGAAACTATACATCGTAAGATCTTTGGTTCCTACCAGAGAAATTGGTTTCCTACCAGGCGATCATGAAGACAAAGCTAACTTATATCAGATTCCATACAAAAATATGGTAAGATATATGTTTGAGATGCCTGATGAAGCATCATTTAATATGCTCTATGGTAATCTTAAAGCACAAGAAACTATTAGTTTCTGGTCTACAAGTTTCATTCGTGGAACTACCATAGATAACAGTATAGTCTTAGTGGATGAATCAGAGAACCTCAACTTCCACGAACTTGACTCTATTATTACACGTCTAGGAGTTAATAGTAAGATTGTATTTGCAGGTGACGCTGCACAAACTGACTTGACTAAAGCACATGAGAAAACAGGTATCATGGACTTTAAAAAGATTATTGATGATATGGATGAATTTGCAAGCATTGAATTCAATGTTCAAGATATCGTTAGATCTGGTCTAGTCAAATCCTATTTGATTAGTAAACTGAATCTTGGCATTTAAACATTTAGACATACATAACTTTCCAGAGTTAAAAGCAACAACTACTAAAGAGGGTAGGAGGTATCGTGTTGGCGATGCTTTCTATCCTTCTGTTACAACTGTGATAGGACATTCTAAAAAGAAGTCTATCATGGAATGGAGAAATAGAGTTGGTGAGGAAGAAGCAAATAAGATCTCAAAACGTGCTTCAACTCGTGGTAACAAATGTCATAAACTTGCTGAATTATACTTATCAAATGAGAGTATTAGTAAGTATAAAGATGACCCACTATCCATGGGGTTATTTTACCAGATTAAACCCTACCTAGATAGTATTAACAACATACATGCCCTCGAAGCACCATTATGTTCTAATGTGTTGAAGTTGGCAGGTCGAGTGGATTGTATTGCTGAGTATAAGGGAGAACTTGCTATTATTGATTTCAAAACGAGTACAAAGGAGAAACGTGAAGAATGGATACACGACTACTTTGCACAAGAGACAGCATATGCTATAATGTTTCAAGAGTTAACTGGATTAATGCCAAAGAAACTCGTAACAATCATTGCCTGTGAAACAGGTACACCTCAAGTATTTGAAATTTATGACAAGTTTAAGTATGCTCGAAAACTCAAAGAGTACATCGACACCTACAAAGGAGCCTACGGTGAGTGGTAAAATAGATGAAGTTTTTGAAGAAAATTTTATGACATCAGCAAAGTTTTCTGTAGAAATAGAAAAGATCGTTAAAGATTCTAATCTAAACTACATTGAAGCTGTTGTCCAGTTCTGCGAAGATAAAAATATAGAACTAACTGGTATCAATAAACTGATATCAAAACCATTAAAAGAAAAATTAAAATACGATGCACAGCGTCTAAATTTTATGAAACGCACAAGCAAAGGGTTTTTGAAACTGTGACAGGTTTTGAAGTTTACAAGATGTATCTTGCTCTGAAACTTCATTTTACTTCCGACAGTTATGATTATTTCCAATACGGTGGAAATGCTAAGGCATCACAGACTTCTTTTGACCAAAGAAAAGATAAGTTCTTTTTTGTCAAACTCTCAAGGAAGTTTAAGGACTTCGAGCTACGCGAATTTTTTGTAGCTAACTTTATCTCAGAGGATAAGGTGTATCCTGCAACTTTAGTCAGAGAAGGTGCCAAGAATTATGCTGATTATATTAAACGCAAAGAATCTCTAAGTTATAGGTTCAGAGAAGATTGTGAGGTACTATATGATATGTGTGATAACTTCGATGATCTGTTCAGTGTAACATCAGTTCATCCCCCCTTGATAAAAGCACAGTTGGGTGGTAGAATAAGTATTGAAACACTCACCATATTCAACAAGATCTTCCACTTTATCTCAGATTTTGATAGAATCATCAAAGACGAGATAGTCTGGAAACCACTTCGTAACAAGGTGGTGAAGTACGACCCATTTCTGAGTGTAGACTTGGGTAAATATAAGAGTATCATCAAATCGCAATACGTATGAAGTTTTTCGAGTCTGAAGTAGTTCGTGAAGAACTAAACAGAATGCAAGATCTATATCTAGAGATCAACAAGATGGGGTTAATGCTTACAACACCTCAGAAAAAAGAACAGCTAGACAAAATGATTGAGTTGATAAACCTCCAACAAACTATGTACATGCGTGTTACATTATCTGACGACCCTGATGCCAGAACCATGGTGGAGCAAGTAAGAAATGCTGCAACAATGCTCGGTATGAATCCAAATGATGTAAACCACACATTTTATGATACACTTAGAGATAATGTACAAGAAATGATTAAACAATTACCTAAATAATGACATGCATCTAATAATTATTGGAGTAGCGATAGTGCTGATATGTGCTATCATTTGTACCTTAATTTTATATAACCCACATCAATGAGATTAGCCGTACTCTGCTCTGGAAATGGATCAAATTTCGAGAACATAGTGCGAACGTGTAGATCTGACGAAGTTGTGTTGATGATCCATAACAAAAAGAAGTGTGGAGCAGCAAAGAGAGCAGATAAGTTAGGAATACCTC